TCAATGTGACATCTGCGTCAGTGCTTAAAGTGGTTGTACCCGCAATGGCGGAATCCAAAAGCGCAGTAATCTGATCGTTGACTGTATCGCCCCACGTTCCAGACAGTTCTCCTGTGACGGGAAGTGCCAGCCCTAGTAATGATGTATATGCTGTTGCCATTTTTTACCTCAAGTTACGACTTCTTGCCAGTTAGGCGTTTGTGTATCAACAACATTCGACCAAACTGGAGTCTGCGGGTTGTTGATATTTTGCCAGTTTGCTGTCTGTGAGTCATCTATTATTTTCCAATAAACTGCAATTACAGTTCCAATTTGCCCCGTTGCTGATACGCCCGTTAAGGCAGTCACCCTTGGCGCTACGCTTAACAAACCAACCGAACCTGTTAGAGACAACCCCGCAAGTTCAATCGTCCTGTCTGTCGTTACGCTGCCAATCTCTCCAGCTATCGTGTTAGGTAGAAGCGGGACAATTACTTGCCCCAGTGAACCAATCGCCTCTACCCCAGTCAATCCAAATTCAAAACTTGGAACAACCGAATCAACCGCTCCAAAAGCAGACAATCCTGCTAGGCTAAAACTTGCATCTCTGGTAACACTTCCAATCTCACCAGAAATTACATTCCCAGTCAGGGCAAACGATGTTGCCCCCCTTGATACCGTTCCTACAGCCCCTACAGCCTCTACGCCTGTTAAATCAAGAGACTGACCCTGCGTTACTGTTCCAACCTCTCCAGTAGCCCCTACGCCCGTCAAAGCCAGCGTTAGGGTAGGACTTAGTGTTCCAATTTCTCCAAATGCCGTATCCCCTGTCTCTGCCGCCGATTGGCTTGGAGTTAGAGAACCTATCTCCCCACTAGCCGATACACCCGTTAGAGCTATAGACCTATCAGGCGAGACTGACCCAATGGCTCCAGTAGCATTTACCCCTGTTGCTTCAAGAGTGCCGCCCCAGCCATTAGCCCCCCATGTTTGGTAGCCCCAGCCGAGAGACATGAGTTACCCCTTTAGGTCGTAGCCAAACGAATCAACGCCGTTGAAGTTGTGTTCGCAGGCATCGTCAATGTGAACGTGCCAGCAGTGATAGTTTGGTCGCCAAATGTATATACAGCCACAGCCTTGTTAGACTGGGTTGAGTTATAAATCAGCACCGCATTAAACGCTGTAGTCAAAGTCACTGTCGTGTATGTTATCGAAGCAGAAGGCGTAAAGAACGCCACACCCGCAGTTGCCGAACTATTAGTCGCAGTAGGAGGAGTTGCCGCCGTTACCGTTACACCGCCCGCCGTATACCCCGTACCAGAAACTTCTCCAGTGGCTGAATATGCGGTGGTTGCGGCGTTGTAAGTGGCTGAAGACAGATACAGAGCCGCTTTGAATGTATCGGTTGCAGATGTTCCCCGTGTGGGTGCAGTACCAAAGTTATGGGTTGCAGTCATTAACTCGCCCATAAAAGAGGTACACATTGATGCTGTATTTGCCATAGTAGTTCCTTAAAAAGTACCAGTCTCACCACCAACAGTTGGCGGCTTTTTTAAAGTTACATGAGCAGAACGGTGGACTAATTCACCTTCTAGCCAATATTCTGTCCATGTGGTTGTTTCGTTTTCGTTGTCAATGTCGCCCTGTCGCTTTTCTAGCAAAGAGTCATCCATTTCGCCTTTAGTTGTCGTAACTATCAATTTGAACTCCTGATAAGTGCCGCTGTTGCGGTGTTGGCTGGCATGGTGATTGTAAATGTTGTGGTAGAAGTTTTGTCAGCCCCAAAGTCTAAAACGCAAACAGATTTATTACCTTGCGTTGCGTTATAAATTAACGCGCATCTTGCTGTAATTGATCCAGTCCAAGATATGTTTGGGAAACCCACGTACGCCGTATAACCAGAAGAACTTACCGTGATCGGGGTAAGTTGCGCTCCTCCGGCTACATAAGTTCCAGTGGCAGCCACTTCATTCGTTGCAGAATACACGGTCGTATCAGCGTTTAAACTAGCATTAGCCGTGTACAGGGCTATCTTGATAGTATCCGTAGATAGATCATGTACACCTTGATACAGTTCTTTTTTGAAACTAGTGGTCTGGGTTTGGATAATAGACATTAACTCACCGGATTCCTAACCTGCCCATCACGATAAGCATCCATGCGTTGCTTGCCATCCCCCAAGTTCTTGAGAAGAGAAATAGACTGAACATACATTTGGTTGTAGAAATCAACCAAGTCCTTCTCGCCCTTCATGTAACGGATAGCCTCGACCATCGTTCCATTTAAAAGGGCGGAATCAAAGTTATCTCCTAGCCAAGTCTGGCTTGCGGTAACTATAGACTCAGGATAATAGTAATAGTGCAGTTCTGCTGTGTAACCAGCGTCTGGCGTTGGGCCAAGAATAAACGTCAATTCTTTTACATCGGCAGATTGAGGGCCAAAAATAGCGTAGTGCTTAGGTTTTCCTGTGTCCGTTGGATTGGGATACGCATCTCTAATAAAGTTAACGTCTTTGTTTAACAGGTAAAGATAGTCGCCGCCAGCACTTGGGTATACAGCCAAAGAGTATGTAGACAAGAAATCATCAGGCGCAGACAGATACTTATTGCCAGAAGTTAAAAGTCCAGTAACATTTTTTCTCAGGTTGGCAACCTGCACCGTGTTATAGATGCGCTGCTCCGCCTGCTTAATCATAATGTTCATATCTACCGTGGGAAACGTGTTCTCACAGTAGTCTGAAACAGCAACGACTAACTCGGCATAGGTCATGCCATCGGGCCTCTAGCCATTACGCCTTTAGTGGCAGCGCCTGTTCCACGGATTTTGATGCCAGTAGTTTTAACTTCATCGTTAGAACCAATGCTGACTCCGTCCATAGGAGTCCAATCCTTCTTGCGTGGCATAGGTGCTTTGTCGCGCATCTTCACGCCAGCCTTACCGTCCATCGTGTGTGGAACAGCATAGACGCTGGCATCGCCAACTTCTTTGCCCATTACTTTTTTGCTATACATTATTTGCTCCTTGAGGATTTCATCTGGTTAGCAACCTTAGCCATGCCACGACCCAATGTACGCATCTGCATATTGGTCTTGCCACCCTTGGCAAACTTAGTCATAGGCTGACCGGGATGTAATTTTTTCTCATGCTTATGCACTGCACCAGCAACCATTTTCTTGTCCTGTTTTAAGTCTTTCTTGTCCATTTTCAACTCCTAAGTTACGCTAACCGTTACTGTACCAACACTTGTCGTTCCCACCAAGTTATTTGGTGTTAAAGGCACATCAAATTCACTCGATCCACCCACCGGATACCAGCCCCACTGGATGTCCCTAGAACCTCCTGTTGGATACCCGCCAAAACCAGATAGGTTATCCTGCAATCCATTCACACCCGCAGTCACGTACGTGCCGTCATTACGTGGATCCATCACAGCCTGCGGATCATCAACTGGATACATACCTAGTTGCAACTGAGGCTGATCTGGATCCCAGCACTCAGGACAAACTTTTATGTTGTACAGCTTTGTCTTGATGATTTCCTTCTTTAACTCCTTGAGTTTGTAGCGCTGACCACAACGGTCGCACATGGCAATACTGTATTTGCCAGAAGCAAATCTATTGCCCATTAAGCGCTACCCCCTCCAATGAATGATTGACGAGGAACAAACCTAATTGCTGCCTTTTCGCGGTCTTCACCAGCGGCAAGGTTGAATTGCTCGTCATACATCTCTTTAAGCATTTGAACCCGTGGCATCAGTTCAGGAACCTTGGCTGCAATTTGATAGGCTAATCCTGCCGCAGCGGCGGGTAGGAAGCGGAAATTCATATCGCCAGTCTGTATACCAGCCCCAGCATCTTGCACGCGCCGTAAGCGCCAATAGATCAACTGATACGAGGTGGAGTCATCTGGGGTAGGCCAGACGGTTACAGCAGGGAGTTGGGGAACATACACCGGAATGCCTGATGTATGGGCTGCTGCCGTTGTGTCGTTCTGCGCCCTAGAGCATACATATAGGGTATTGCCTGTAATGTACTGATAGTAGATAGTCTCATTATCTAATTTAATGTACCCAGCCGCAGCCAATCCAACCGTGGTGCTGAGAGTTATCTCTGTGCTTGTGGCGGTGATGGTTGTACTTAACGTGGAATTGGCGGGGTTTGTCTCGCCAGAGTTCCTTTGAACAAAAATCTGGATAGGACGAGCCTGCTGTAATTTATTAGGGATCGTGGCATAGGTTGAAGAACTGATGCGGGTGATCGTTAAATCGGACTGTGTGCTGGCGCTGTTAGCCCCAGTACGGATTACATGATCCATCAGGTCAATGGTATCTGTCGGGGTTGGATACGTGTTTAAACCCGCAACTAGGTCAATAGAGCCTTGCTCAATCGTCCACATGTTGATGCCCCTGTTTTGCCATTCAATGGTCATCAGGTTCATCGATCTGCGTGCGGTTCTTAGGTCATATCCTGAACGCATCTCCCGTCCAGCGCGTTCCCACGCTTCTTCCGCTAACTCGGTGAAGTCAAGGTTAAATGCGGTACTGCCGGAGGTATATGCCATTATCTAAATCCTGCTGTTTTCTTTGCTATACCCTT